CCCAGTCATAAATCCACTTAGGAACTGTAAAGTCCCAACTCGTCTTGTCCGTCTCAGCAATTTCTTTACGCCCGCGGTAAATTTCCCGGGCCATTTTGTCCATTCCACCATTCACCCATGACCAACCAGGCTTGGAAGGAATCCTCTCATGATTGTCAATTTCGGCATCCAGGCTGGCATCAAACAGAACAGAGTCAATAACCTGATCTAACCAACTAACACCCCAGATGAGGCGCCAACGCTTGGCTTCAATCTTCTCTTTCTTATGCGGTTCGCGCTTCACAAAGATGCGCGCCGGATCAGACTCGTCCTTACCCTGCAACAGTGAGTTCATCCGCTTAATCACCATCACAGCCAACCTACGTAACCCCACTTTCTCGATGAGGTCTTTATTAGTGGAAAATTTAAGGCACCAAGGCCAGCCAGTACTACCATCCATTTTCATCATTGAAATTTTCAACATAACGTTTTCCAACCGATTTCAATCACGCGGAATGCGCCACCGAGCAGGCGCATAAAGCTCTTCAGCATGGTCTAATACCTGCCTCCGATTACTTGGTTCAGCGCTTCGGTTGAAGTACTTGATATGGTATTCGAATGACTCTTTCTCTGCATCTGCTCCAACTCTTGGGAGCCCGAACCCTTCACCCCCCTCGAAGTCGATACGCTCGTCACTCCTGTGGACTGGCGCGACCCCGTGGATGGGGTCGAGTTTTGCCGCGAACGTAAACGGGCCTCGGCTTTCTCTCTTCGGAGGGCATTGTTCGCCTTCCATCTGGCGTAACGTTTGTCGTCCTCCGCGCGGTCGTTCATCACGGCGGCCCGCGCAACCGCCTGCTTGGAGTTTAAAGACTCCTGTGGACCAAGTGCTTGCTCCATGCTCCGCTCCAATTCACGCTGTAACTCTTCTTTCTTCTTGAGCTCTCTCTTGAATTCTTCACTGCGCTTCTTATTTTTAGCAAGCATTTCACTAAACTGAGCAACTTGCCGTTGCGCAATCTCCAGTTCTTTCTCATCCACTTGGAATTTCGCAATTTGTGCCTCTAGTGTCTTTACTTGATTCTGTTTATCCCGGAGAGTGCTGCTAATTTTGCGCATCTGCTCCAATCGAATATTCTTCTCGGCGAGCGCTTGCTCAACCGTCGGAACGACTGACTTCAAATCGCCAATTTCTACTCCTAAGCTCTCGGCGATTCTGTGTTGTTCCAACACTTCCTTATCTATGTTCGATTGTGCAGTGTTATACTGCGACACCAAAATTTTTGCTTGCGAGAGCTCTGAACGTTTAGCTTCCAATAACTCCCTCGCCGCACCCAACTCTGTCTCCAAGTCTTTTCCACGCGTGTGCTGTGCTATTTCCAACTCCAGCTCACATTGGCGACGCTTAGCCTCCTCAAGGTCACGAGCTATTTT